AACAAAGAAAAAAATTAAATAAAGCAAATATTGATTATGTTTATTATGAAAACCATCATATATTACCTAAATGCTTAGGTGGAAATGATGATAAAGAAAACTTAGTTCTATTAACTGCAAGAGAACACTTTGTAGCACATAAATTATTAACATACATATACAAAGGAAATTACAAAATATATCATGCATTTCATTTAATGACATTTATGAATAAAAGAAAATATGGAATTACATCTCGAGATTATGCATATGCGATAGAATTATTTAGACAAATACCGAAAGATAATAGTGGTGAAAAAAATCCAATGTTTAGAAAAACTACGGTTTTGTTATCAGATGGAACTTCAAAATCAATATCTATAAACGATCCATTATATTTAAATAGAACCTATAAAACAAGTTCATCAGGAAAGAATAATGGAATGTATGGAAAAAATAAATATAAAATATGGTGTGAAAAATATGGAAAAGAAGAAGCTGATAAAAAAATGATTGAATATGGAAAAAATATAAGCAATTCATTAAAAAACAGCGTTAATGTAAATAATTCAGGAGAACATAATCCTATGTATGCCAGAACACCTTATGAAATATGGATAAAAAAATATGGAAAAGAAGAAGCTGATAAAAGAAAAATACAATGGAAGAAAAATCTTAGCGGAAAGACGATTTATCATAATAAAAAATTAAATAAACGAAAAAAATTAAAATCCGAAGAAATTAAATATTATATGAGTCTTGGTTGGGAAAAAGGCGTAGGAATAAGAAAATTAAAAACTAAAAATAATAAGATATGAAAATAGCATTATTAAACGGAAGAGGTCGAGAAGGAGCAGGAGTCCAAAGATTTGGAAATGAATTACATAAATTTCTAGATAAACAAAAAATTGAACATAAGTTTTTTGTTTGCGAAGATAAAAAGTGGGGTAGAGGAAAAATGCAAGAATACCCTGATTTTAAATCTATAAGTTATAAAGATATGATTGGTTTAGAAAATGAATTAAATGATTTTGATTATGTTTTTATTATGGCAGTACCAAGCGTTAAGCATCCTAAGCCTTCTATAGATAATTTCTTTGAATTGGTTAAAAAAATAACATCGAAAAGGGTAATTTTTCAGAATGACCATAAGATTGCTTCTATATGGAGAAACGCAAATTTTATTAAAATGTGTGAACTGTGTGATGGGATTGTATCTCATTCAATTACTTCCCCCTTTTATAAGAAATTAGAAAAAGAATTTGGAACTGAAGTTCGCTCAAAATTCATACAACTTCGTGTGGGATTCGATTTTAAACCATTAGAAAAATACAGAAAAGAAAATCATTTTAAGAAAATTACATATTTAGGACGCTATGCAACTTTTAAAGCACCAAATTATCTTTTTGAATTTCTTCCGTATGCAACTAAACATAATCTCTTACTTGAAATGAAAGGCGTAGAAAGAAGTTTAGGAAGTTTAAAGATTTTCTATGATGATATTGAAAAGAGAATACACAAACATGATATTTATGAAGTAAACAAGAAATCTATTGAAAGAGGTCTTATAGCCGACAATGACAAAAGAGAACTTGATCACATTTACGTTTATGGTCCTTATGATTATGTAGACGGAATGGAAACGATGAGTACTTCATTAGTAGGTGCAGATTTTTATCACTTAGCAGCAGATGCTTATGGAGATAATTTTGAATATGCACAATGCGAAATAATAGGTGTAGGCTCTATCCCGATGTTTTCAGATGATTGGGCTAAGAATTGTCATGTATTTAAAGATGGAAAGAAAACAGATCAGAAATTTACTGATTTAGATACATACGGTTTATTCTTAAAAGAAGATTTTTCTAATGCAGAAGAATTAGTCGAAAGAATAAGTGAAATAGATGCAAATCCAAAACTTAAGAAACAATATTTAGATTGTAGTTTTGAAATTACTCAGAATCATTGCGATAGTCAATGGATATTCCAGAATCTTATAGACGATGTGCAGAAACTTGTAAAAGCAAAGCCTCCAGTTAAACATAAAGCTTTATTTTAAAATAAATAAATAAAGTACTATATTTTTATACGAATTAACAAAACTTTAACAGGTTTGTTACATATAATATATAAAACGTATAATTATTATGTCAAGACCAAAGAAAATTAACATAGCGAAAGAAAAGCCAGTCACGAAGAAAACCGCTAAAGTAGCAGAAGTTTCAGAAACAGATTCAGAAACTAATTCGAAATCTCGAATAGAAGAACTTGGAAAACTTATAATAGAAGCATCTCAGATAGACAAGTTCTCAGAAATATCTTATGTTGATGCGCCTACATTCGAAATATCTTTTTTAGATTACGACTCTAAAAAACATACTATCTTTATTCGAATTGAAAATTTTAGAGTAGCGATAGCAATTACACAAAAGCAAATTAACGACTTAAAGAGCAAATTTGATATTGATCTTGTAACTATGTGTGAATCAGTATTAATTCAAGAGTCGGCGCATTCTATCTTAAAGTATTACACCAAGAAACTTGCTGAATTAGCAACCAAAAGTTATGTCGAAGAATATTCTAAATGGGATAATTTTAAAGTTTGGTCTTACAATCTGTTTAAGCGAAAATATGTTAAAAGCTATAAGTTAAAAAATCTGAATCATTTGATGTCATTAATATCAAATGCATCTCAGATGATTGCAGTAAAGGGCAGATGGGGAGTTGGCGATTTTGCAATTGTAAACTTGAAAGTTGGTGCAGCAATCCAGACTTCATCTCAATTTGTTCAATGTGATACAAAATTACCTATTGCACATTCCGGTTCAATTTATCAAATAGGTAATTTTGGTAAGATAAAAATTTATGTAGACCCATATATGTTGTACAGCAACAATAACATATATGTTGGAAGAAGTAATCATAAAATGGAAACTGGTTTAAGACCATGTTTCTATTTGTCGGGTATGAAATTAAAGTTAGTAACTGAAGGTACCGGAGCTCCAAAAATTGTGCTTGAAACAAGATATACAATGCCAGAAATAGGATTACATCCAGAACATCAGTATTATAAAATTATATTTAAACCCACGAAAGGAGCTCAATTATGGTGAGACAACTCAGTAAAGTAGACACAAAATAGACTAAAACTTAATGAATGGAAACTATGATAACGGCATTAGATTTAAGAATTCAATACAGAAGAGACACAGGTGAAGACCCAACTTATGGAGTACGTACTTATAAAGGACCTTTAAAATGGCGTTATGTTGAATGGTTAGAAACCGGAACAGAAAGAGCATTCAGAGAAATGTTTTGGAAAAATAGAGGAATGCACGCTACTTTTAAAGGAAGACGAAGACAAGATGTTTATAATCTTGAGTATAAAAAATGGATAGAAGAAACAAGACTGATACTTGAAAGAATAAAATTAAATTATTTGAAAGATTAAAATGAGTTTATTGAACGCAAAATATGATAAAATTGTATGTATTTCTCTCATGGAAAGAGAAGACAAATACAATTATGCGCGTGAACAATTTAGCAAACATAGTGTCCACGTTGAGTTTTATCGACCAGTGATTCAGGGGTACGCGAGAACACTATTAGCGCCTTATATAAATGGACTACCTAACAAAGAATTTAGATTCAATTCAGCCTTCCCTAATGAACTTGGAGCAATGCAATCACATTATCATGTAATTAAAACTGCACTACTTGAAGGATGTGAAAGTTTATTTATCTTTGAAGATGATGCAGCATTTCATAAAGATTGGAACACATTACTTCCTAAATATTTGGACACACTTCCTGAAGATGCTGATGGCATTCAACTTTATTCTTATATGTATCAACTTCTACCCAAAAATGTAAGAGTTCAACCGAGATGGACAAGAGGATTTGGGAGCTGGTCTATCTTAGCATACGGGATGAATCGAAGAGCAATGGAAAAATACATTGAAATTCAAGATAATCAACCTATGATTGCTGATAGAGCAACATTGATAATGATGACAAATTTGGGATTTAAGTTTTATATTGCAAGTCCTCCTTTAGTATTACCTGCCAAAGAGTTAAAATCATCTATACGAGGTGATAATAAAAATTACGAAAACTATAGGAAAAGTGTATTTGTTCTTGGAGTGAATGAAAATAATTATGAATAAATAAACTAGATTATGGAAATTGTAAAAAAGAAACACATTCACCTACTTGAAATAAATGTGAAAGAATATGAAAATGATGAGAGTACATGGTATACGAGATTATGGATTATAATTTCAAATCCCTTTTACTACATTTTTTATGGAAAATTCAGATATTAATTAATGCATAAAGTTATGGAAAAACTGGCTCATAAAGAATTAGAGAAATCTTCTTTGTATGTTCCTCTTACAGAAACCTTGTTAAATAGAATAGATTTATTTTTATGTAACACAGATTTAACTCAAAACCAAAAAGAAACCTTAATAAAATTATTTGAAGATGTTCATGGAGATGGTTTTGTAGAAGGGATGATAGATTAATGAAAAAGTTAAAATCTATACCAAGTCCTCCAAGTTCTCCTGGACCTATATTAATTAGAGAAGGCGCTTCCTGTTTTTGTCCTAAATGTCATTCTACTGCCGTAAGAAAACCTTGGCTTTTTGGAAACAGATTTTGTATAAGTCCTTCATGCTATTATCATACACATCCTATATTAAAATGGAAAAAATAAAAGTAGCATTTATTGATTTTTGGCCAGAAATAGCTCAAGAGAACATATTTCTCCCAATTTTACAAAAATATTTTGATGTTGAAGAAACATCAGTAAATCCAGATGTAGTTTTTCACTCTATATTTGGAGGAATGAAAGAAGCCCAAAAATATAACTGCAAAAAGATTTTATTTCTTGGAGAGAATCATAGACCGTCAAGTTTCAAAACAGATTATTCAATATCATTTGACCCACATACTGAGAAGAATTATAGACTTCCGCTTTGGCAGTTTTATTTAATTCTTAATCCTATGCTAAAAGAAAAATTGTTTGGACCTCGTATTCAACATACAGAATTTGATAATTTCTGTTCATTTACAGTTTCGAATTCAAATAATATTTCTAGAAATGGTTTTTTTCAGCAATTACATGCATACAAAAAAGTTAAATCGTATGGAAGATATATGCCTAATGATTTTAGTTTGATAAGAGCATCAGAAAATAGATATTGGCGAGATGCAAAATATGAATTTTTCTTAAAGAATACTCACAAATATGCAATTGCATTTGAAAATAACTCATATCCTTATTACACTACAGAAAAATTAATGGATGCTTTTTTAGCAGGGAGCATGCCTATCTATAGAGGTGATCCGAAAGTGAAAGAAGATTGGAATGTAAATGCTTTTATAAATGCAAATAAAGGGTTAGATCGTGCTGTTGATAAGATAAAAGAAATGGAATATTGGGGAGAAGAAAATTCCTTTGATGATAAATATTCAGAACCTATTTTTACACTTAAACAAAAAGAACGCCACGTAAATAATATAGAAAACTTTAAAGATTGGCTAATAGAAATAATTAAAAAATAAAAAATGTATTACGAAAATGTTAAAAATAGTTTTTTTACTTATCTAGAATGGTATAAAAGAATATATTTTGAGTTAAAGGATGGAGATATATTTGTTGAAATTGGAACTTGGACAGGATCATCATCATTATTTTTTGCTGAAATGATAATGAATGGTAAAAAGAAAATAGATTTTTACACTATAGATACATTCGAAGGTTCAGAAGAACATTTAGATATGGAGATTATTAAAAATGGGAAATTATATGATTATTATTTAAGTGTTAGGGAACCATTGAAAGATTATGTGAAAGTTATTAAAGCTGATTCTCAATTAAAAGAAACTGCAGATTTATTTCAAAAAGAAAGTCTAGCAGGAATTTTTATTGATGGAGATCATTCTCATAAAGGATTTAAAAGAGATATAGAAATCTGGTATGATAGAA